GACATACGCACCCGCTTCGGTGTGTTTTGCGCTGACGACCATATAGCGGCGAAAAACCTACGAAGTGTTATCGCCTTTGACCGGGCGACCGGGAATGCAGAATACCGTAACTTCGATGTCGGCGGGGTGTGGGCGCGTGACAACAGCGAGATAACCATCACGGCAAAAGATAACGCCTTTGTCGTCGTCAGCGTGGGCGGCGCGGCAAAGGTCAAGGTAATAGCAAGCGACAACGCACGGGTAAGCGTAATCCTACACGGCGGAGAGTGCAAGACCCAGGTCACGGAGCAAGCGAGAATAAAAACAACCGATAAACGCGAATAACATGGCATCAGAGCAAAACCTAATACTTAACCTTCCTTTCGACGAAGCCGACGGTTCAACCATAGCCTACGACTTCGCAGCCAACCGCCACGACGCGGAGATAACGGGCTGTCCTTTCGTTGTCGGCAAGCAGGGCAACTGCCTACACTTCCCCGGCGAAGGCTACGCGGAAGTTCCGGCCAACGTCATACCGCTAACCGGGAACTTCACTATTTTAGCATGGGTCAAAGTCAATAAATACGCCGACGGAGTTACAGGAAAGCGAATCGGGCTTTTCTGCAATACCGGGGTAATGGAAGGAAGCCGCGAAATATGGATAGACGTAAACCCGGATAGTTGGGGTTTCCTTACCGTCAAGAAAGCCGGGAATACCGTAACCCTGTATTTAGACACGCAGCGGGTAAGCAGCGTAACCCTACCTTCCGCCCTTACAGGAGTAGCCATTATTCAAGATGTCTACGGCACGGAATACGGCTACGCCGATTTAGACGAAGTTAAGGTTTACAACGTAGCCCTGTCAGACGACGATATAGCCAGAAGCCTTAACAGCGTTTCACAACTTGAATACTACTTAAACGGCGTGAACTTCCGCGACATGGGTATAAGGGTGGAGAGTTCAAACGGAGTAACCGACCTTCCCAAGTTGAAACAGGCAGCCTCGGTGGACTGGCCCGACTACCACGGCAAAGTAGTAGACCTCGCAAACAAGCGTTACGAGGAACGCGAAATAACGCTTAATTGTTGGCTCAAGGCTTCGGGTAAAATTGACTTTGTGGAGCGCGTAAACCGACTATTCGACATTTTACGCGAAGACGGAACGGCGCGGCTTATGATAAGTATCCACCCGACAAAGCCGCTTCTTTACGAAGTCTACGCCCCGGACGGCATAGCCTTCAATAAGCGTTGGCACGACGACAAGATGATAGGAACTTTCAGCCTTAAACTCAAAGAACCCGACCCCGTGAAACGAGTAGTACGCCACCAACGAATCAACGACACAAGCCGCGAAGTTTCCATAGCTCTCAAGACCGACAAAGTTGTTAATGTCTATTGGGGCGACGGCACCGTAACCGAAGACGTTTACGGCGACTTCACAGGCGCAAAAGCGTTAAGGCATACTTACACCGAAAACGGCGTTTACTACGTCCTTATAGCCGGGGTCATTGAGGAAATAACCGACTTTTCCACCAACGGCATCATCGTATGGAACAGATTATAATTACACATACCGACGGAAGCGAAACGCCGCTATTCAGCCGTAAGCACGTCAGCGGAATCAGTAAGGCGACACAAAAAACCGCCTTACTTTCCGACGACGTGGTAACTATTTCCGTTTCGTCGGCCGTACCCCTTCCCGTAGGCATAGGCGACCGTATAAAAGTCTACGGACGCACCTACAAGGCAAACCAACTGCCCGAACCGGTCAAGAACGGAATGCGGCGTTTTGAATACGACATAACATTTGAGGGGTTGCAGTACGATTTAATAGACGCACAATATAAGTTACCGCCGGAAGCCTACGGCGATACCTATTACAGCGACCTATACGGACATTTGCGCGTATTGGTGTGGAACGCCAACCGCGTACAGCCTAACAAGTGGAGATTAGGAAGCTGCCCGGCGGAAGGAACTACCGACTACAAGAACCTAACCACGTCGAGCCGCAACTGCCTACAAGTGTTACAGGACATTTGCAGCGAATGGAACGTAGAATTTGAGATAACGCCCGGCGACGGCTTCAATACTATCAACGTAAAGGAGAAAGCCGGAATTACCCACGCTTTTACGCTTCGCTACGGACGTGGCAAAGGTTTATATAAGTTGAGCCGTACCAACGTCAACAACGCCGGAATAACTACGCGCCTGTTCGTCTATGGCGGACAGGACAACCTCGGACAGAACTACGGCCATACCCGGCTATGTCTTCCGGGTAAAGACCGCCTTACTTCCTATTTGGAGGACGCGAAAGCAATAGCCCAGTACGGAGTAAAGGAAAACGAAAAGCTGTACAATATCAAGCCGGAGCGCGTCGGCACCGTTACAGCCGTCGGCCCGGACGAAATAACCTTTTCCGACACTACCGCCGGGGATAACGCCATGTTCGACCTTAACGCCAAGAAAGCGGACGGAAGCACCTTTTACCTATTGGATAGCGTAAGTGCGAAGATTAAGTTTCAGACCGGGCAATTAGCGGGCTACGAATTTGACATACACAAGTACGACCACGCTACGCGTACCTTCATACTTAAACGCTTCACAGACGAAAACGGCAAGGTATTTCCTTCCGCCACGTCCGGGGCTTTTCAGATAGCGAAGGGCGACACTTACATAATTACAGAGATACAACTGCCACAAAGTTATATAGACGCAGCCGAAAATAAGATGTTGGAAGCCGCAAAAAAGGACTTCCCGGCAATGACGCAGCCACAAGTAAGTTACAAACTTTCCATTACCGAAGACTTCCTTATAAAGATGTTCGGGCGCGAGGTGGAAAGTGAGATTTTCCACGTTGGCGACTATATAAAAGTCGAGGACGAGGAAATAGGCGTTGACAAGGCTGTCCGCATTGTGAGGATAGAACGCAACCTATTGAAGCGGCACACATACGAAATAACACTCAGCGACACCGTTACGAAGTCTACTACCGTCCGCGTATTGAACGATATAGAGGAAATTAACGACGTGATTAACATCAACAAGTTAGCCGACCCCACAAAGGCCCGGCGCAGGTGGATGGCTACGCAAGAGTTGTTAAACATGGTATTCGACCCGGAAGGCGACTATTATAGCGATAAAATAAAACCGCTTTCCATTGAAACGCAGATGTTGAGCGTTGGCGCGAAGTCTACGCAGTTTACGCTGCTTAACGTGACATTCCAACCCAACTACAACAAGGATCCAAACGCGCTATTCATTTCCGCCGGACGGTTGGCACATTACGCCTTAGAAGAAAACATAAGGCAATGGGTACTGACTACGGCGACCTATACCAACTTGAAGCCCGCGACCGCTTACTACATTTACGCCCGATGTTCAACGACAGGCGGCAACGGCGTTATTATTCTGTCCGAAACAGCTATTACCGTAGAACAGGAAGCAGGGTATTACCATTTCCTCGTAGGAGTGCTTAACAGCGTCGTAACCGACGCGGGCGGCAAGAACCCCGGCAGATTGGTAAGCCTTACTTACGGCAGTTCCACAATAAACGGCCGCTTCCTTCGTACCGGGCGGATTGAGAGCAGCGGCGGCGGAAAGTGCTACTTCGATTTGGATAACGACGAGATAGGCGGCGTTATACGTTTCGTCGGCAGCGACGGCAACTATTACAACATTACCGACGTACAGGAAAAGACCGACGAACTGAAGGACTATATTAACAACACCCTTCCCGGAGTGTTGGGAGAGATACAGGCGCAGTTAGACGGCGTTATAGAACAATGGTTTTACGAAACCGACCCTACGCCGTTGAGTACCGCGCCGGAAGTCGAGCCAAACGAACCCGCGAAAGAGTGGACGGAAGCCGACACGGCCGCCGAAAACAACAACGAGAAAGAAAAGCACCTCGGCGACCTTTATTATAACACAACTTCCGGCAAGGTGTGGCGATATGTTAAACAACGCTATTTTGTTGCACCGCCGTTTCAAGGAGCGCAGCCGGGAATCCGTTACCGCTACGTTTGGCAAGAACTTGAAGACACCGAGTTAGCCCAAGCGTTAGCGTTGGCACAGGACGCGCTCGACGCAGCCAACGACAAGGCGAAAATATTTGTTTCCACACCTTACACGCCTTACTATGTCGGCGATTTATGGGTACAGGGAAGCACGGGCGACATATTGCGGTGCAAGACCGAGCGACTAACCGGGGCTTTTAACGCTTCCGATTGGGAGAAAGCAAGCAAGTACACCGACGACAGCGGGCTGACGAACTTCATAAATAATAACTTTCTTCCTACCGTCGAAGGTTTGACCGACCAAATAGACGGCAAAATAGAGAGCTGGTTCCAAACCACCGACCCGGCTACGGCATGGACTACGACGGCGGAAAAGATAAAGCACCTCGGCGATTATTGGTATAATCCTTCTACCAAGGAATTAAAATATTACAGGCGTATAGCCATTTCAACAAGCACAAGCCTCGGAACGGTATATGCTTATTCGTGGGCGCGTATAGAAGACCAAAAGGCAATAGACGCATACGAAGCGGCTAACAACGCACAGGACACCGCAGACCGCAAACGGCAAGTATTCGTAGCGCAGCCTTACGGCCCATACGACGTTGGCGACCTTTGGCTACGCTCGTGGACGGACAGCACAGGAGTAGCGCGGAAAGACCTCTACCGATGTGTTACCGCCCGCGCTTCCGGCTTCAACGTGAACGATTGGGCGGAAGCGACATTTTACGACAACACCCAAGTAACAATCGACCGAGGTATAATTACCGCCGGAACGGTGCAGCTTGCTAACGGCAATTCGCAAAGTATTGTAGCCGGAATTACAGGCGGCGAGAACGAAGCAGCCAACGAAACCGAAGCCCGAAAAGTAAGGATATGGGCGGGAGCAAGCAAGGCCAACCGATTTACCGCGCCCTACCGCGTCCTTCAAGACGGCAGTTTCGTAGCAACGAAAGGAACCATAACGGGAACTATTTACGCTACGTCCGGCACTATTGGCGGCTTTGAAATTGCGAGTGGGCGAATCGGACAGGCGGCAAGCAGTACGGCATCGTCCGGCAACGGCCTGGCCCTACTTAACG